TCGTGAAACTCTTCTGAGCTACGTAGTTCTTCAAAGTCAGGATGTCGTTTTTGCAATTCTGATATAGCTTCACGTTGTACAATTTCTTGCTCACGTTTTTGCAAAGCCGATACTTGATTCTGAAGTGCTTCTACTTGCTCTGAACTTCTAGAATGTGCAATTGTTTCAACAGTATCATACAAATCTGGATACTGCTGTTTAAACTCCTCAAGTTCTTCTGGAGATCTTGGAGCTTGATAAGTTGGCTGATTTGTAGCCAACAGCTCTTGCTCACGTTGTTTAAACTCAGCAATTTTACTATCGTGATGACGTTTTAAATCATCGTATCTTTTTTTATAGTTGGCTCTTTTTTGTTTTGGTTTTTCTGTTTCTTCAGGGGCTTCGTCTGAGGTGGCCTGAGAGTGTTCAAAAAAAAGTCCATTAGCATCCTCTGTATTACTTTGAATGGGGGTTGCCCAATCTTTTTTAGCGTTATACGGATTTGCTTGCGGTTCTTCTACTATGTTTTCTGCTTCCATCATCATTACTCCGTTGGGGCTTGTCGTTGTAAGGTAGC